TCGAAGATGTCGCCTACCCCGTCCCAATAGGAGGCTGTGTAGTGGAGCGCCAAATGACGCTCCCCTGGGGTAGTGGCGGAAGGGATCTTGCCAATACGCTCAGCCACTTCTGGCTTCAGCTCAATCCCTACTTGTTGAGTCATTCTCTCTCCTCTATGTACAGCTATACAGTGGCAGTTGCCTCTTGGAACGTCTCTGCCCAGATGGACCAGTTCTGAGTGATATCAAGAGCCTTAGCCATGGCGATGCTTGCTTCCCTCTGCTCTTCGTAGAAGACAGGGTCTTCTAGGGCCTCTAGGTGCTTTGCCCAATCGTCAGGTTCACGAACGCATAAGCCTGCGCCTAGGTGTTCGTACTCAGCATGAGCAGAGTGGATGAAGGGGACACCACGGCAGCCTGCTTCGAGTCCCTTGATCCAGGACTTCGCTCGCCCAAACGGAGTGTCGTCAATAGGGCACAAAGCAACTCGGATAGGCTCCCATAGCCTGGGGTACTGTGCGATGCCACACAACGAGCGTGTAGCAACGCGATCGTATCCGAGTCGGTCCTCGATCTTGAGATCTGGGACCGCACCGCCGTGGTAGAAGAATTGCTTCCGCTCGCGTAGCCAAGGGACAACTGTGTCGGCCAATAGCTCTATGTCCTTGCCACGCCAAGGGAGGCCGCCAACCCAACCGACATAGTCGCCTGGCGGCTGTGGACGCCAAAATTCACCGTCAACGTAATTGCGGATGAGCTTGACCGGGGGACCCCAACCAGATAGCTCATCCGCTAGATACTGCGTAGATACAGTTATAAGTGAGGAAGCAGCGACACTCTCCCGATAGTGCTCGCGATTGGAAGCCTTGTTAAGCTCAGGGTCAGAGGTACTCATCGAAACGTGACCCTCTGGGAAGTTCCAGTAGTCGTCATCTATCTCGTTGACAATGATCTGTCCTGCTTCGCGTGCTTTCAGAATACGCTCTGCAGTGCCTTCTCCCATCCAGCGCTGGAGGACGATGATGTCTCTATCGTCACGCCAATTGCCAGTGGTATCTTGGACGTAGATACGCCCTTCGGGGCTCTCTGCTAGGTTCCTCGCGAATATGACATCCCACCCGTTCTCGAATAGCTTCGCTGCTGGTAGAGCTAGGCGCCAATAGTCAGAACCCCCTAGGGCGATCTGTGGACCTATGCACCATTCAGCGGAGAAGAAGGCTATCCGCAGAGGCCCGCCTCCCTGCGATTGATTGCAGGGAGGTAGGGCCGAATCCACCAATGCCATAGCTCACCTAGTACAGCAATACGATGGGCGGGTTAGCGGCGCGAGTCGCAGTACCGATGTTCGCCGGAACCGAAGCACCTGTACCACCATTGCTGGTCATGTACAGGCTGTACGGGCTAGTGGAGAACCACGGGAACTGTGCGGCGGATGCGACGCTCTGTGAGATTAGCGAGTAACCCAATCCGTTGGGAGAACCCGCGCCGACCGTGATCGAGTACGACACATAGACGTATCCGAATGGGGCCTGCGTGGAGGTAATCGTCACTGGCGACGAGAACGTGAATGTAGAGAGCGTACTCGTTGCGCTTGCCGTTGCTGGGGATGCTGCTGAGGCGATCAATGCGGGCTGCGCACCGGTCGTTCCAGGTGCCGAACCCGTGCCGGTGTACAACGCCGACCATAGGTTCGTCACACAAGCGGCACCGGTAGCACCAACGACCCAGCTGATCTTCGAAATCACTGCGCCCGGTACGACCGGGACAGCGACAGAGTTGACCGAGCCGGAGGCAGCGCTGCCTGCTCCCGATACGTCCGTCGTATTGCCCCCACCGAAGTAGAGGTTTGAATAGACGGGCTGATTGGGAGCAGTTAGGTTGTTGTTCCCTCCCAGCAGTGCCCCAAGAGCATTGCTGATCGGGTAACCCGCAGAGACCAGGTCTGGTCCTGTCTGTGGAGACATATGTCTGCTCCGTTCCTAGTAGAGGAGGACGACGGGCGGGTTGGCTGCCTTGGTTGTGGTACCGAGGGTCGCGAATCCGGTGGTGCTAGCACTGGTTCCGTACAGGAATACAGGGCTAGTGGAGAACCACTGGAACTGTCCCGAAGCCGAAGCGGTCATCGAGATGAACGACGGTGAACCGGCGCTCCAAATGATGTCCCAAGCGGCGTAGACGAACCCGAACGGTGCCTGTGTCGAAGTAATCGTGACGGGCGAGGAGAACGTCAGCTCATAACGAGAAGACGAAGGACTCGCAGCCACGACGTTCCCCGCGCTACCGGTGGAACCGATAAGGGTTGGCTGAGCACCAGTGGTGCCCGGTGCTGAGCCGGTACCAGTGAACAGCATGCCCTGGGCGAAGGTAGGCGAGCCAGCGCTCGTACCACCCACAACGAGGGCTAGCTTGGTGATGACCGCACCGGGGACTACCGGTACGGCGACAGCGTTGACAGATGCTGTTGCAGCAGGAGCAGCATCCGTCAGTCCACCGGCAACCCCACTGAAGTAGAGGTTTGAGTGGACAGGGACGTTGGGCTGAGTGAGGTTACTGTTACCACCCAACAGGGCGGTGAGCGCGTTCGAGATCGGGTACCCGGCACCCACCAGATCAGGGCCAGTCTGTGGCATGATTACTCCTTGGAGTGTTTGGGGGGATTGCTATCTAGGAGCGTGACTTCCGTCACGGCGAATGGGAAAGGAACCTCAGAGCCGGAAGGCTGCAAGGCTTCTGCCATACGGCTGAAAGCAGACGCGGGGTCTTTTTGGTACTCCGCGATAGCCTCATCCCTAGTAGGGAGGGAGGGTTGCCCCAGGCCGAGGCCCAGGGCAACACCATCTCCAAATAAGTGACGGTAGTCGGCCAAGAATCTCCTAGAAGGCCGCTCCGCTGGCAGAACCGGAGAACGTGTACGGCTGACTGAACGCAGGGCTGGTGCCCAACGCGATTGACACACCGTAGCGAGCCAGGAACGCGATGTAGGCGTACACCTGGAAGCGAAGCTCCAAGGTGCCCGAGAGAACCTCGGTCAGCACGCGGGTGCGCAAGTCACCCTCGAACAGCCACAGGTCGTCCCAGATGGCGCCGACGACGATGTCGTTGGAACCACCAGATGCGCCTGAACCGTTGTCCGTGATCGGCACGTTAGCGTCAATGTAGACGCGAGGGCCGTAGGGGAGACGACCGGCGTAGCCCTCGTACGGAGCCGGGTCGATTTCGACCTCGTGGGTGTTAGTCGGGCCGAACTCGGCACCGTCAATACCCAGAGGACGTCCGAACGAGTCGAGGCCTGTGACCGCCCAGAAGTGACGACGGGGGTGCATCAGGAAGTTGAAGTCGTTCAGGTTGAAGCGGCTGTAAGCCGTCTTCGAGGTCATGGCGCCAAGCACCTGGAAGAACTCCGCCTGAGGCGTAATTCCCATGGTGCCACCGCCGAAGCCGACGGAACCACCCATGCTCGAACCAGGGAAGGACACCGAAGTGGCTCCCCAGTTAGACGCCGGGTAGATGCCGACAACCTGTCCACCCGAAAGCGGAGCACCGACACCCGAGCCCTGGATGACCTGAAGGTCAACCTGCTTGTTGTAGTCGGCGATGAGGTCGGTCATCAAGACGCGGTCGAGGATCTGACCGGGGGACTGCTCGATCAACTGGATCGGCACGTCCTCCTGACCAGCGACGGTCTTGACGTTCGCCTGCTGGAAGGTGTCCGAGAAGTCTCGGCTCACCACTGGCGCGGCATCCGCAGCCTGGATACCCGTCAGAGTCGGGGTCAGCAGACGCGGGATGTTGATCGAGTCGGTGCCCTCAGGCAGCGGCATCTGACGACTCAGGCCTGCCGCAACGCGGCCAGGACGCAGAGCCGGGATGTACTCGTCGATCAGCCAAAGGGGCGGAATGGCGTATCCACCCTGTCCGACGATACGAGAAGGCGCACGGAACTCCTGTGCATCTCCACCGGGGTCGGGTGCGAGGCTCCGCATGTGAGCCTGGCGCTCGAACGGGCTGACCTCTAGGCCACCCCTTCCAAGGCCGACACGGCCACGGAACTCGTTCTCAGCGCGGTCAACCGCAGCCTCAGCCTGAGACTTACGAGCTGCCCAGCGCTGGGGAAGAACGTCAGCCATTTCCTTGGCGTGACGGTCAAGGCGCTCACGGAAGCCCTCAAGACGCGGGTCAGGCGTTGAGCGAACTTCCATGTTCTGCATAGCAGCCAGGTCCAGGAAGTACGAGTACTGGTTCTGGTTGTCCATGCGATACGTCATCGCCTCGCGCTGGCGCGTGATCTCGCTGAATTCGAGACCGCGTGACGCACGCTGTGCGACTTCGGTGCTGTGGGAGAGGGCGCGCTGCTCCTCGATCTGCTCGTCCAGCTCGTCGAGCTTGGCCATCTTCGAGCGAATCTCGCTACGACGGGCCTGGTGCTCACGGTTGAACTGCTCGATCTCTTCCTCGGAAGGACCAGAGTTGACGCGAGCGTCGAACGCGCGGATCTCTTCCTCGGAGGGACGAACGTCCTCGTCGGTGTGGTTACGACGCTTCTCAAAGCGGGCAACCTCTTCCTCGGACGGGCGGCCATCGCCTTCCATCCGGGCCTGAAACTCACCGTGGAGCTTGTCTCGCTCCTCGATCAGTTTCTGGATTTCTGACCGGAGGGTGGACTCGCGATTACGCAGTTCCTCCAGCACAGTTGTTCCAGACATAACGACTCCTTAGTCGTTGTTGGATATTATGTGTTGTGTGGTTTGAATTGCGCATCGTCGACTAACCCGCCCCTCCTCCAGGGGTGGCGTCGCTGGACGCGGTACTTCATCTTGAGTCAAGTTGCGGCAATATTGACCGCTTTGGTCCTTGAGAGGACCTGAGACGCTGATTATCAGCGAAGATGGTTGATTACCAGCCTCCACCGGTAGCCATGCCGGTTCCTAGAAGGTAAGCAACTGAAGAGGGATAGCGAAGGATCGCGGCGGCGTATCGACGCATCTGCAAACGCGCCATCAAGGTGCCACTGAGGACCTCACTCATAGCATCGCCACGAGCAACGTCACGCGTTCTTGCACCGGAGCCGGTTACATCCTTCAAAGAATTGACACTTGTACGGCGATCTGATTCAAGGATGATCCAATCGGAGGGACGACATACGACAATGCGCTCCTCGTTGACCGTAGCACCACTGTTTCGCGGAATGGCATCGTTCAGCTCAACCTCGATGGAAATCAGGTCCCACTTACCGGAACCGTCCCCATCGGCGATCATAAGAGGTCGATTCTGCAGGTCCTCCGAAGAACCCAGCCAAGCAGCACGCGAAGTAGTCATCATCCAGGTTTCGGGCGGCAGCCTACGAGCCTGTCCGACCTTGGCGATGGCCAACCCTAGGAAGCCGAACATACTTGTCGCACCCTGAGCAGCCGAAGCTGGGGTTCCAGGGGAAGCTTCTGCCGTGACTCCACCGTTCGTAAACTGAATGAGATTCGCGGCGGGGATTGCAGTGTTATTGAAAATACCGAGCAACTGGTTGTTGCCAGATCCCTGTGGTGTAGTAGCTCCCTGCCCGATGAAAAGCTGCTGCTCAAGCTGGTAGCCGTAGCGGGCTTCCATGGTCGAGAACGCAACCCAATCCAGGTGCGCACCCTGAGGTGATTGCTCTAGCATTTGCATTGGGACGTCGTAGTTTCCTGCGATCGTCACCACGGCAGATGAAAGGGGTGTGTCAACTGTGTCTTGGCTGGCGACAGGAGCGCCGACCTGATTGGCACCTACCTCTGCACCCTGGCTCCACGCCGGGAGGTTAACGCTTTGAGCCCCTTCCGGCAGTTCAAACTGAGGAGCCATACGCGATAGGACACGGTGGGGTGTCGGCTGAACGGCGTACTGTTCAATGATCCATAGGGGCGGCGCGAAGTAGCCACCTGTCCCGGAAGACCAATTGACGGCGCGCTGCTCAAAGTCGTACTCAACGTCTGGGTGAAAAACGTGTTTCCGCTCTTCTGAGATAACGCGCATTTCCTTAGCGTGACGATCAAGCCGTTCACGGGCTTTGAGATCACCGCGCATTTCCGCTAGGCAGAAATCCCTCACGTAGGAGTGATTCTGATTGTTAGCGATCGCTCGGAAACCAGTCGTTTGATGCCGATCCCTGACTAGCCTCGCTTCGTACGTGAGTGGCTCACGTAGGATGCGGACATTGGGAGAGGCTTCTTCAGCCCTTCCGTTTTGCGTAAGGGGGGCCGTCATTAGTGAGCCCTCTGGCGAAGCCTCAGAAGGTCCTTCAGGTCTTCGGTGTCGTTCGGCAAAAGCACTAGCTCAGCGCGACTAGAAGGCTTCAGTGATGGATAACGCTTGTATACAGCCCGCTTCACCGCTGCTTCTTCTGGCTTGCCGGAAGAGCGAGCTAGAGCATTACGAGCATGAGAGATATCGTGGATGGGATAGCGACGATCCTAGGGGAACACGAAGGCGGAGGAGGGTAGGATGTTGCGTGCCTTAGACGTCAGGGCTGCACGCTCTGCGTCGCCATCATCTTCGGCGTAGAGGTCTAGCTCTTCGCTGTTCTCTTCAGCTTCACTTTCCCCGTCTTCCGAGACTTCCTCTTCCTCGGGCTCTTCGTCCTCGCGCTTTTCATCGCTTTCGGCCTCTTCGCTGCGGACGCGGCCTAGCTGCTCGGAACTGGTAACACTTCCGCCGGTTTCCTTCTTCTCGGCATCTTCGTCCGGGTTAGGTACGCCAAGGAAGTCGGAGAGCATTGCTTCGGCTTCGTCTACGGCGTCGTCTGCCTCGGCAATGAGGCCGAGAACCTTCCGGAGTGTCTCCATGGTCTGAGAAGAGACAACCTTGCCGATGCGCTCTTCCCTAGAAAGCAGAGTCCAGTCGCGCCATTCAACCCAAGCCGACATGAACCGCTCAAATCCCAATTCCTCTAGGACGGCCATAGCCTCTTCTGAGCGCAGTAGGAGATGATCGCCCGTTTGGCGAGAAGCACCGAAGGTGACGATGGAAACATCGCCACGGTCTAGCTCACAGGCTAGGACATCACGCTTATCGTGCTCGTCGTTCCACTTGTCACCGTTATGTCCTACACGGAAGGCGAAGGAAGACTCGCGGTAGACACCGCGCTCAAGCTTCGAAATTAACGCTCGGACATCGGGGTCGCTTTCGTCGAGGTCAACCTCGTACCAAAGTCCCTTCTTGTCTTCGCCAAGCCGCAGATCGCCGCTCCAGGTCGCTGCTAGCGGGGGGCCGGAATGTTCGGTGCGGAATACCACGTCAGGATTAGTTCCTAGGGTGCGCTTGAAGGCACCCGAACGAATAGTCTCCTCGAAGCGATAACCCGCCGTACGTACGGTGTATGGCGTGTCGAACAACGAAGCGTAGGAGCGCAACAGACGCTTACCGTCGTCGCTCCCATCCCTCAGTTCGAGGGGCGCGTTGATCTGACGCGTCTCAGTCCGCTTCCTCTGGCTCTCGGATAGCGCGAGGGCGCGCTCCCGACGCCATTCACTAGTATGAGGCGTCGAGACGGGGATGGCGGTTGCAGTCATAAATACCTCCGGGGTTCCCGCAGAATTTGTCTCCGGGGCGGCGGGTTCTGGTGCGTAGGAATCACAAACCTCGCTGGGATTGACGTGGGTATTGCCGTATCCCCAGCACACAGACTTCTCAGCGTCGAACATTTTGCAACTGCCACAGCGCTCAGCCGCGCCGGGTTCAGCAGTTCGCAAGTTCGGAGGCATTGGGGCAGCGGACTTGGCCTCTGGTACATTCGCGTAGAGGGCCTTTTGTTGGGCTCGCGCGGCATCCGAAGTTGGATGACAACCGTGCAGTCGGCCCTTCTTGTTTGTGCCGTGACCGCCGACCTCAGTAAAGACGCCGTAGGGCTTAGACACCGGGCATTGATCAGTCTTCTCAATGATGAATGGCATTACTCGTCCTCCCAAGGAGAGTGGCCGTTGCCAACCTGGACAGCCAGGTGGGCGGCGTACTCCATGCGACGCTGTTGATCTAGCGCCGTCTCGATGACGTGCATTGCTTCATCGACACTCATACGACCTTGTGTCTGTGCGATGCCGTTAGGGGAAGACTTCCGGGGAGGGGAGCTACTAGGCTTAGTTGCCATACCAGGACGCGGCTGAGCGCCACTGACGGTCTTGGGAGCCGAACCGGGAGCAGCGGCAGCGGGACCTAGGGCAGTCATCTGCTTGGCCTGCTTGAGCGTTTCGATAGCAGTCTCTAGCAACTGGGTGTTGATCGGCATGTAGCTGTGTTCGCCGTCGCCGTTCGGGAGGGCATCCCAGTCAAACCAGTCACGAACTTCGTCTGCTCGCGCTACACCACTGTTCATCGTCAGGGCACCCGCCTGGGCGCGCTCAAGCGTTGATCCACGGGTCCGAGTGGTAGTGTCGAAGTGGACCCATTGACCCGGCCTGTGGCAAGCGGTTAGCGCCTCCATGCCGATCTGCAGGTATCCGACTAGAGTGTTAGCGAAGAAGCTACGCTCAGCTTGCTCAATTCCACGGATTCCTAGAACACGCTCGGGGATACCGATCATGTGTGGTGGAACGCGGAAGATGCGACCGCAGATCTGTGAGTCACTGAAGTTCAGCGCTTCGATTAGCTGCGCGTCAGTAGGATTGATCGTAATCGGCTTGAAGGTTGCGCCTTCCGTCAGGACGGCAGGAAGGTTCGCCTTGTTCAACCCTTGGTGAGCGGCGATCCAAGCGCGCATCATCTTGCGCGTTTCCTGTCG